CGAGCGCGCCTAGCGATCTCAGAATTTCTTTATCGAAATATTCCATTGCGGCGAGAAAGCCGGTGTCTGAATCAAATTGGAGCATTTCCATTGTGACGCCAGGCGGCAGGCCCATATAAGCCTGACCCGAATAAAAGAAATCTTTAGCCGCCTGAGCGATTGAATCCGAAACGCCCTTAGCCTTCGCGCTTTCGGAATCCATTTTAAACAGCGGGAAACCGTTACCCCATTTCCGCCTATGCATAAGCGCCGACACAAACCATTCCGTTTTGCCCTGCGACGCATACCACGCCGCGCGCAAATCGCTGAGCCCTTCCAAATTCAGGCCGATCCGCTGATTTGAAACTAGAAGCAATTTCCGCGAATCAATTACGGGCATTCCCTGAACCGTAATACCAGGAACCGCCACGTCGGCGAGCAATCCAGGCGAGCCCGAGGCATTTTGAACAACGCCGAGCCATCGCTCCCGCTGGTCCCAAACCCAACGCAAAACCGAGCTTTGCGCCCTGTGTTCGACGAACGTTGTTCGGCGGCGCCCCTGCAAAGTCGGGTCTATTCCGAATTCATGCAAAACGAATCCAGGGACCATCGAATAACTTTGTTCGCGGATAATCTGCGACGGGTCCAAATCGGGGTTGTGATACCATTCGAGATTTAGAATCTCGGCGGCGCGCTCGGTAGCCTCCCGCATTGCCGCGCCGGCCTTGTAGCGATCTTCGGGCGACATTCCAGGCGCGGCCGCGATAGCTTCCCAATCTACATCGGGCGCGGCGTAATATTCGGAAGCCTGCGCCACCCTTTCAACCGTGGCCCTAATCGCATTCCGCGCCACCGGATTGGATCGCGCCATCCTTTCAAATTCGCCCTGATCGTAAGTTAGGCCGCGGGCCACTAGGGGTTTCAATTGCGTTTTATTTTCGACCTGAGGCAAGCCGCCGGCCGTAGGGGTTCCGCTTAGGCCCTGTTTGTTCGGGAGATCTGCGACCTCGGCGATCAGATTCAAATAGCGATCGGCCTCGCCTCGGGCGGCAAGCCTCCGCTTGACGCTCGGCGCCCGCGGGATCTCGCTTCCCATTTGCACTAGAATCGCCTCGGGCTGGATATCTTCGGGCCGGCGGATCGCGGGATTCCTGAACAGCGCCGAATCGTCCACGCCGCCGAGGTAATCCGCGGGGTTAGGAATCCGGCCCGAGCGAACGGGCGGGGCGTCAACCCGCACTAGCTCGGCGACGCGCCGCCGGCCCCGTTCGATAGTGTCCCGCGTGAAATCTCCCGCCACGCGGGCGGCCTTTTCGTAAATTCCCATATTCGATCCCTCGGCTTAGGTTCGGGCCATCCTAACGCCCGCAATTCGCCCCGTCTAGCAGGGGCGAAGCCTCGGGCCTAGTATCTCCCCGCTTCCCTTCCTGCCCCTATCTCTAAAGCCCATCCGAGCCGCGCCATTTCACAACCTGCGCGCCGTGGTAATCTGCCCCCTTCGGCGGGCGATACTCTCCCCCGCCTGAGATAACGGGCGCGTCCATTTGATTAAGGCCCAGCGTATGGGGCAGGCAATACCGCGCGCCATGCACTAGGGCGTCGATTCGCCCAGGCGACCATCGGCGCGAGCCGCGCGGGGGATCGGGGTCCCAGCTCACCATTTCATCCTCTAGGCCTTCTAGCCGCCCCACGTGGCAAAACTGGCCCAGCCTGTAAAGGTTCGCGACAGGAACCGCGCGAGCCGCCTTGCTCCCTACGGCGTGAATCAGAATCACAGGGACGCGGGGATCAACCGCGGCGAGGGTTAGCCGGACCATCTCGCCGCCCTGATTTTGCTCGGCGACAATACAGCCGGCCCCTAGGCGCCAGAATAGATCGATCGCCCGTCTGGCCCATTCCTCGGGGCCGTAGCGGCCTGATTCATCGGCGATCGCATATCCGATTCCGCCGGCGGCCCCTACCGCCACGATCCCCGCTTCGTCGGCGGTTTCGGAATTTGAAATTGAAGGATCGATCGAAACGCAAATCCGGTCCATCGGCGGCGCCTGAGCCAAACGATTTCGATCGATATCTTCAAAGCTCCAAAGGGCGCCAGGGGAATCGTCCAGAAATTCACCTAGCAGGAAGCGAGCGCGGCGCCGTGTATCCATTGCGTCCAGCTCGGCGAGGTAATCGGGCGAAAGGCGGGGATTGGAAGCGGGGTTGATCTGGGCCGCATAATACCAGGCCCGATTAGCGATCGCGCCGCCGCTCGGGCTTTGACCTTTTAACCATTCCTGCGCCGTCCAGTGTTTCGAGCCCGAGGGGTTTAAATCGTAAAAGGCTCGGGCCGGCATAATTCCTGAGCCATCCGAATATCTGCAAACCTGCGCCAAACGGGAGCGAACCAAGGGGACAACCGACCAAGGGATTTGAGAGGCCTCATTTAAATAAATTGTGACGAATTCGAGGCCTAGCAATTTCTCGACACGCTCGCCCGAATCCAGCCCCGAAAAATGAATTTCGGATCCGTTAGGGAAGCGGGCGATCTGATCCGACTGATTCAGCGAAACGGCGACACCTGCGAAGCGGTCCCGCAATACATCGGAAAAGGTCCCGAGCATAACCGACTTGCGGATCGCGTTGTGATTCAGGCGGGCCACAAGGTGGCGCGAACCGGCGGCCCGAAGCGCCCGAAGGATCACGCTGAAAATCAGCATATAAGTTTTGCCTGAGCGCGATCCCCCGTAAAGCAAAACGTGGCGCGGGTCCCGCTCGGCGATAGCTTCCCAGATCTCTACCTGGCGCGGCGACCAATCCAGCGGCGCGATAACGGGAGCGGAAGCCATAGGAAAGGCCTGCAAAGGGGGCGAGAAAGCGAGCCAAGCGGCGAGCCCTGCGAATCTACCTCCCCGCCCCTGCCCCCGTCAATTCCGCCCCATCCTGAGCCATCCCCCGCCCGCCCGTCAAACCGTCCAGCCCGCCAAGCGATCCCCCCATTTTTTTACGGGGCTACCCCATTCCACCCTACCAGATCCCCCTTGCGCCTGTCAACACTAAAATTGACGAAAAGCGAGGGGAAAGATCGGCCTGCTAGTCGCCCTTGATCCGTGACCCGAACGGGGTTAGGCCTGCCCCTACCGCTAGCCGCCGCGCCTCCCCTTCCGCCGCCGCTAGCCCTGGCCCTCGGCGGGCGGTTCCTCACCCTCTCCCGCCCGCCGAGCGGCCTCCCCCGTCCAGCCTGCAAAGGTGGCCCCGAAGATCGAACCGCCGATCTTTCCGCTGGCCCTTCCTGAGCCCGCGCCCGTAACCTTGCGAATAGACTAGGTTTTGCATTGTGATAAATCGTCAACGCAAAGGTTGACAGGGGGAGCGGAGAGGTTAAGATAGGGGAACCAAGGCGAGGCAATCCGGCCCCCCGCCCGAACCTGAGGAATCCGAAATGAATACAGCCCCCGCCGCTACCGCCGACAACCTCCCCGCCACGCTGGCCCGCTTGGACGCCGCCGCTACCCACTACCTCGCCGAGGTCAACCGGCTTGACGCCGAATGCGCCGCCGCAAAGGCCGCCGGCGACACGGCCCAGCTTGACGATCTCCGCTACGATCGGACGCACGCCCTCTCTCGCTTCAATTACGCCTGCGACCGCGCCGCCACGCTTCGCGCTTCCCGCTAATCCCTGCCCCCTTCCCCTCTGTAAAGGATCCGACAAATGACCGCCGATCAAGCCATTTCCCTGCAATCCCTCCTCTTGAAGCTCGCCGCGCCCCTCGGCGGCAATTGGGCGCCCGCCCGCGCCACGGTTGGCGATATCGCGATCCAGGCCCGAACTGAAATCAATGGCCATCCTGTAATCGCGATCGTCACCTTGATCGAAGGCCGCTCCCTTCACATTTCGCGCGAGATTCAGATCGGAAAGGCTGGACGGGGCGCCGCCGCCGGTGGGGTCGATTTCCGCGGATGGGCCTGCACGTCCCTCGCCGATCTTGAATTTGACACCATCGCCGAAGCCTTCGATCAAATCCGCGCCGAGGTAGCGGAGGCCCAGCGCGCCGCCGCCGCTGAGATCTCCACCATCCGAGCCGCCGAAGCCGCGGCCGCCCTTAACTAACCCGCTCCCCCCTTCCTGAGGAATCCGCCAAATGAATCTTAGCCCCTTTCCCCCCGTTCCGCTCGCCGAGCAAATTCTAGACCTGAAATGCACGATCGCCCGCGTTGACGCGGAGATCTCCGCCTTTGCAGGCTGGGCCACGGTCGCCCGAGGTTTCCACGCCCGCGGCCTTATGACAGCCGAAGGCCTCGCCGCTTCCCTTGCTACCTGGGCCAAGGGCTCGGCGACTTCCGAAATGGTCGCCGGCCGCCTTCGCGCCGAGCTAGAAGATCTGCAAACCCTCGCCGTCGCCCGCGACATTGTGGCGGCCCGTCGCTTCGAATGGGCCAGCGGTATGCGATACCTTACCGAAGGCCGCGCCTATCGGCTCAGCGACGATGATTTTTTTGGGAAAATCATTCTACCGCCGGATCATATCCCCGATCTCGCCGACGCCCGCACGCTGGACGCCCTCCGCTGGATAGCAGGGGCCAGCCGCGAAGCCTCGCCCGCTGAAATCCTCGCCGCCTTGCAGGTGGCGCCGTGACCCGCGCCGACGCCCTTACCGAATGGGGCAGGCGCGCGGTAGCTTGCCCCCGCTTCCGCTGGTCCCCTGGTATGCTCGCAATCGTTCCGCCTGCAAACGACGGGGCCACCGGCTACACGGTC